ACCTAGTCTAACATCTTGCTTTAAGTATTCATACATCTCTTCAGAGAATTGAGAGAAATCATTAAATTCACCCTTATAATCACCAAGATAAATACCCCAGCGAGCAAGACTATGCCCTGAACCTTGAATAACTTTTTTTACAGAAGTGTCGCCTTTTTCTAGTCTTTTCTGTCTGATAGCTAAATACCTACGATAGTCCTTGCTTTCAGTTGAAAATCTTGCGAAGTTTAAAACTTGTGATAGCACCTTTGTACAAGTAACTTTAGCTTTAGGTGTCCAGTAAGGTGCTAGTTTCATAAGCGCAGGGACGTCAAATCCCCACGCATTATGCGCTACAATGACATCGGCTTCATCGAGCTTATCAAGAAATGCCTGAAAGTCGCCTTGATTATTGGAATTGTAGAACCACTCTTCACCTGTATCATGGTCTTTAACACCAGCACAGTGAAATGTAGTCAGTTTCCTCAGTAAGTTATCTGTTTCAATATCGAATACATAACGTTTCATTGATACCCCTTTTCATAGTGTTCATCCATGATTTTGATTTCAGTTTCACGATAGAACTCATAAGCTTCGTAGGCCCTAAACACAGCTTTCCGGATTGAGTAATCAGGATGCATGTCACGATACATCTTAGCAATCTTACGAACAAACCGATAATCAGTCATAGTTTTCTCCTAGTTGTTCTTTAAGGTCAGATATCGTAATTACTTGTAAAAATTCACTCTTTGTTCTCGCCAGTACTTGTCAAAGTCATCTTTAGACATTTCAATGTCTTGGGCAACCCATTCTTTTAGATCATTCAGTTCTTGTTGAACCTCATTTGTTTGAAATTTCAAGATTCTTGCAAGATTAATGATCTCTTTCATACGTTCTTTGTTATCTTGGTTTTTAGCATCAAGCTCGACAATGCTTGCTACTCTCATAACACGAGCAATGACTTCTTCATAAGACATTAGGAACGTTCCTTGATTACGTTAACGAGATAGTTTGCATACCACTGAATTTTCTTGGCATCTTGAAGATCATCATCTTTCTTACCAAGACGCATTGCATACTTAAAAATCTGGCCTAGTAAATGTGCCTCGACACCTTTATGATGAGCAAGAATATATTCCATCAAGTTCATATATTCAAGACCATTCGGGAACTTTTCATAAGCTTCTCGAGAAATCAGTTTATAGTGTTGAGGGTTAATGATTGCATCTTGCTGTTCCTCACTCATACTTTTAAAGTCACCATGAAAGTCCGGTGTGTCATCAAAGATTTTTCCCATAAGTTCAGGGATCTCCTCTCGAAACGGTCTATCTTCTGCTTTATCTTTCATCTGCTTTTCCTTATGTATTTCTTTTAAAATACGCATTTCTACTCGGTTGTAGTCTTTAGTCATTTTGCCTTAAGCTCTTGAATATGGTATTTTAGATGTGCTTTATTATAGAATCCATACATCTGAGCAGCTAAATTCTCGGCTTCAAATTGAGAGTAATTAGCTTCAAATTGTAAGATAGCTGCTCGTTCTTCATACATATCTTCCAGAAGTTCCCAGTCAGTCCATTTATCTTCTGGGCTAACAAATGCTTCATCCATAGTCATGCAAACCACTCCTCTCCATCTGCAAATTCATAAATAACTTCTTGAACTACTACTCTGACCATCTCTTCTTTTTCCTTAATAGTCATAGCCTTATTAATCGCAGTCTCTTTACTAGTATAACCAGTTGGAGTGGCTTCCCAATAACCGTCTGCATCAAGTAGCTCTACAGTGTAAAGTCTCATTTTACATAGCTCCGCATTGCTTCGATTGCTTCATCAAGATTGTGATGCTTTTCTGTTACAAGCGACTCATAGAAAGGGTGATGTTGGTCATCTTTCCCTGACCATGCAATAATTGGTTTCCTCTGAAGACTTGCATACATAATCTCCATAGCGGTACCAATACCTCGTCCATCTACCGAACGGATATTAGCAAAGATAAGATCTGATCGATCGATATCCATAAGATCCTGTGTCATAATTTGATTGTAGAGATTACGCCGTTGATTGCCTGTAAGAGCATAACGAGACTGTAGATGAACAGGTTCTCTTCGGGTAGGATCTAGAAAGTTGACAGGGTATAGCTGCATTTCATCAATAATTCCTTTACGCCACCAGCTCATTTCTTCGATAGTAGCGTTCTCAATTGGGCCTGCAAGATAGATATTAAAATGTGTCATTTTATCAGTATCCTCTTACTGCGATAGTATGGGTATAGGATACCTCATCAGCATCCTTAAAATCACGATTTTTACCGGAAGTTTGTGGTATTAAGTTACACCATGTATCCCACCAGTACTCCGCCCCTTCTTTCTTAACAACTTCTAGGTATTCTTCTAAGCGATCTTTACGATTGAAGTGAGATGAGCCATATCCCAGTCGTTTGAGATTGTGTGTGTCAAGACAGGCAACATTGTAACCTAGCATCTGTAAAGCGAAGCCTGCCTTTGCTAGACCAAGACCTTTTATCTTTAGCACTTCTTTATATAAGAGTTTTTCTGGTGCAGAGCTTTCAAACAACTCGTATAGTTCCTCTTTACGTTTTACTACATCAGTATAACTGTCTTTTTTATGACCCCAGAGTTGTTTCGAGCTTTGTTTATTCTTCTTAATGTCATTAGTTATATGGACAATGCGGTAAAAAGGTGTCCTAATCGTCGCAATAACTGCGGTGAATACGTCTACAATTCCTTCTGGACCAGTCTTTAGAACATGATCTTGAATTAGCTTTACATCACGATTATACATAGTATTTCCTGACTAATTAGAATTAAAAGGGAGAGCCGTTAAGCTCCCCCTCCTTGTTTTAATCAAAACGGGATATCATCGTCGATATCGTTGTCATCGTGGTCTGCACTCTCGGTTGCACGAGACACATTACCAGAACCGTCAATAACCTCCATGTCTGTCATTTCAAATCCTTCTGAGGACTTGCTTTCATACTTGTGAAGTTTAGTGACTTGTACGCTCATTAGTGTGTTAGCAATACCTTCTACAGTCTTACCGTTTTGCTTGAAAGAATAGGGGTATTGATAAAGGTTAACATTGCCTACTGACTTGTTACCAACGGTATTAGGATCAATCTTCTGAAGATTACCCCCAACAAACTTAACGATCTTTGGCTCACCGTTGTTGTCTAGTTCAATATTATCTTCTTCGTTCTTACGAACCTTACGCCGAACTTTTACTGCAAAGTAGGGTTTACCTTCATCTGATAGAACAAGTTCTGATTGCTCTTCACCCATATCATCTAGAATAGGATTACCTTCTTCGTCACGAAGAGTCCGCTTTAGTGGTTTGAACTTAACATTCTCTTTAGCCCATTCTAGAGCGAGCTTTTTGTCAGTAGTGCGAAGCTGAATTTCCCAGTAATCTGGTTTACCAGCATCCTGATTCTTGATTGGACGCTTTGCATCACACTTTACCCACCATAGTTCGACGTTTTTTACGATAGCCATTGCTGTTTTCCTTTTGGATTAATATAATTAAGGTTGTTTACGTTAGGTTGTTTTATTCTTCTTTTACTTCGGTCAGGTCAATAATAACCTGCTGAACAAGATGGTAATCTTCTTCATAAAGTTCACCATACTCTTCTTCATCTTCGTTATCATCAAAAGATGCATAACCCGTAATGAAGCCATCACCTACTTCATCAATCCGAAAGACGGATGAAGGTAGATCTTCTGTTTCTGCAATAATAAGAATATCCCCCGTTTGGAGTGAGGGTAGAATTGCAAGAAAATTCTCTGTACGTAGGTCTGACATGTTGTCTCCGTATATGTATTGTTCTTTAAGGTCGGGTAATTTTAGTTGCCAAAGGCCTTTAGTTTTATAGCAGCTTGCATAATTAAATCTGCAACCTCGTCTAACATGTTGCTTTCTACCCCACCAGTATCTTCCATAATGGCTGCGGCGTCGTTAAGAAGTCTAAATACTTCTTCCAGTTTTGGCCGGACGGTTGACATAGGACAATGAAGATAATTGATACCCTCGCCGTAATATTCCACATGAAAGTCTGAGAATTCTGTAGTAGTGACATGCTCAAACCAAACTACTACTCGTTCGGCTTCTGTATCTACCTCTACGACTTCTCCTGTGAAATCTGGAAAGTAACCACCCGTAACTTCTACAATATCGTTCTTTTTAAGCGAATGCAAAATCGGAGTATAAGACTTGTCGGACATCTAGTGTACCTTTCTCTAGGATAAGATCTTTTGAGTTAAGTTGTGTTAAAATGTTCTCAAGCGGTTGAGCCTCATAAAGCTCAACAAACTTCTCACGAACAAGCATAAACATATCTTCCATGTTACCTGCATGACAACCAAAAGAGTCGTGAACAACAGTAACAAGATAATTAGAATCGTGAACAACACTTGTCAAATGAACAGCATCTAAGCTATGAACAATGTTAGGTGCTGCACCAGTTCGCTGTTTAGACTCATTAATTACAGCTTCTTCCCACACTTGGATATTGACTTTTAAAATGTCATCGCCGTATTTAAGCTCTGTTCGCTTTGTAATTGGCTTTAGGTAAGCTTGTACTACGGGGAAGTTAGTGATTGGGGATTGCCATTTTAAATGAAGCTTGTCGTCATTAGCCCGTTCAGCTAACTTTTGGAACATGCTCAGTAAAGTAGCTGGTCCTTTAAGTTCTTCGTAACAAGTCTTGTATACTAAAGTGCCCAGCATAGCTCCCCACAAGTGTTCTTTATCTCGAAGATATTCAGAGAGTTCTCGTGTATCCTCAATAACTTGTTGACCCATACCATAAGCCGTGCCACCGTAACCAAGAGTCATAACGTTACGCTTAACTGTCTTTCGTCGAATTTTCTTGTCAGTGATTCGATTCCAGTATACAGGAAAGAGTTTCTCTCTAAGATTGCGATTCTCATTACGCCAAGATTGAGCCTCTCGAAAGGCAATTGTCTTGCGTTCTGACTTGTCAGAAGCTGCATCATACTCTCGTTGAAGCCGTCTAGCCTCGTCAAATACCGTGTCAAAGCTTTCAACAAGCCCGTTAGGTAACTTGTCTTGCATACTTCGAAGTCTTCTCCAGACTTTGTTAGCAATGAACATGTAAACATCACCGGGAAGTTCTTGTGGAACTAGGTTAACAAGAGGAGCTACCTCTTCATCTTGAGACATAGCAACTAGGTGCTGAACACCATTGTTAGAACCGTCGATGTAAACTGGCAAACAACTAGGGAAGTCTTCTGTTTCCATACCCTGACCATGCCAGTGAGAGAGCATAGAAAATTCCATACAACAGGCAAGGAAAGTAAACGGTTTATCCGCACTCATCCAGCCTGTATAACGCATAGGATCGCTTGCATAAATCAGGATGTCGTCTAAGTTATCTTGAACCCATTGAGCACGGTCGTCAAGAGAAACCTTGTCATTACCCCACGAGTTTGCAGTATGAACGGATAACCAGTAGAGGCCAGTTTCTCCAAGCCTAACAGGCTCATCGAGTAAGAGCAATCCCTTAGCATTGTCGCTTGACTGCTCGTGCAAAAAGGCTGTGTTAGGGTAGATTCGACCACGGAAATCCAAGTTGTAGAGGTGATAGAACGGTAGCCCGAGATTCTTCTCCGCTAGTCTTTCAATTGCTTCAACTTCAATAATCAACGAAGCCCGTTTAATTGGATCAATTTCCTTCGTAAACTTGAAAGGGTTCTCTTTTGACCGTAAACATTGTTTGAACACATTAAACACAGGCTCGTTAATACGCCAAGCTGTTGAAGTTAGCTTGTTTAGAACTTTGAGAATATAACTCATATCATTAGCTTCAAAGTAATTTAAGGCTAATGAGTGGCCTTTCTTAATTACACTAATACCTGTGGTTTGATGATAAGCAGATCCGTCCCACGATTTTGGTGGAGTGTTGACTGGAAACATGTCACACTTTTCATTGTCAACAAGATCCATTAGCTCCTTAATAGCTTTCCAGTCTGATGCAAACAAACTGTAAGATCTGTGTTTGTCTTTCTTACCGTTCTTATACATGTGTTTCTTCTTATAGCCGAGTATACCTACTTCGATATAAGAGATTAAAACGAACCATCCACCCTGAGCCTCAAGAATACTGTCTTGTTCAAGTCTCATTTTCTGTCGTAACCGACGACCAATACTTGTTGATACCTCTACTAGTGATGCTTTCCTTTCTAATCCTTTTAGTACATGAGTGTACGAAAACTCAATAATATCTTTGGCTGGCATAGCCTTAATATAACTTGCCCGATTGCGATTATCAAGAGTATTTATACGGTATGTCAAGTCTTCTACTAGCTTGTCTAGTACTGTCATTTTTAACTTTCTTTACTTTCTATAGGCATTGTACATAGTTAGTACCCTATACTTTTGAAACTTTGTTAGTAAATTCAGCACTAATCCTTTAGCAGCTCTTTAACCGTGTAATATATAAAATAGATTAGCACTACAGTTAGCAATTAGGCTCCTGTGTTGTTGAAGAAAAAAAAAAAAGTTTTTTTAAAGCCCCCCACCCCCCTAAGGGGATGAGGAGCGGCCCCGAAGGGCAATTGTTCTTTAAGGTCAGCTATTAGCCACGATTAAGGTAAGTTGTATTACCTTGAAACGCTTTGATCCAGTTATCAACTGAACCAACACTTACTGCATAACGGTCAGCAGCCTTGATAGTATTTGTCCGCATGGCGTACTGAACAACTGTTTGACGGAAGTTATTGTCGTACTCCGATTTACGAATAAAGGAGGCCTGCGGATATTGAGCTAAGTTATGTTTCTTAGCTGCATACTGTTTAAACAAGTCGTAGGCCTTGAGCCAACGATATACTGAACCCTTGCTCACTCCAATTGTTTCGGCAACAAATGGAATATCAGCGGTTTCTACCGCAAGCAAGGCAACTTTGCGGCGGAAGTTGTCGTTGTAGTTGCCACAGTTAAACATAGTGCCGAAGAAGTAAGAATTACGCATGTCAGTTCTCCTATTTATGCGTTTCAGTATTGGGGATCGAAGTCACATTCAGCACGAGCGATCTCATCAAGTTCGTCTCGCATCTCGTCAGTTAGTTCCGGTTGGTCAGGCACATCAATGTAAGTGTGTGACCACTTCTTGTCAATTGCCTGAACAAGTTTGCTGAAAGCCAAATCTTCAAGTTTGATTTTAGTCATCCGCTGTCCTTTCATGGTAGCATTATAGATGCGTTGTTTTTCTCAGAATTACTCGTCTTCAGTCCAGTAGTCAAGATCATTAGGAAGCTGTTCAATCATGTTTTGAATGATATTAATTGCTACCGATTTTCCGAATAGATCCACAAGATCATTATAATCCCAAGTTTCGTGGTAGATACTCATACCAACAAAACTAATAGAGCCTTCGTCTATCTCCCACCATATCGGACTACGAGAGTACCCATAATCACACTTTTCTGCAACTGCTTCAAACTCTGCTAACACTTCTCCGAAGATAGTGTCATCAAAGATCCAGCTGCAGGATAAATTCTTTTGCACGTCAGCAAGATATCTCATACTTCTTCTCCAAAAGTTTCATCCCATTCCTCAGCAGTGATGCCTGTCATGATAAATTCTCGATCATCTCCTGAGAGATATGGAAAAGCATTCTGAATCAAACCTCCGTCTGCGTACTTCTTTACATCTTCAGGATTTACTTTAAACGTCATTGTTCGAGTAATTCCTGACACCATCGATTTACGGGTTACTTCCCAGTTTACTTTTTCCATGATCTTCTCACTTATGAGGAGTGTTGTTAGTGTAAAACACATGATTACCGATACGACCTTCTTTATCGTAATACTTACGCCAGAAAGGCTTTACACCTACAGCATGGTAGTGTGTTGCTGTAGTAATTGGAGAACCACGATAGTAAGCCTTATACGCTATAGAAATAGCAATTGCTTGCGCCTCCTGATCATAATATGTATCATATTTAAACATATTATCACTCTTACCATCATGGGTGAAGGAGAAGGCTTTTTTCTCGTACACAACATCACAAACATTATTTGGATAACGAGAGTCTTCTACTCGATTCATAATAGTCTCAGCTACAAACATTTGACCATCAAGAGGTTCTGCTCGTGCCTCGAAAAACACTGCGGTCGCTAGACAAAGAATTGTGGGAGTTATTACGGACATTGCTAGTCTCCTTGTCCTTGAAGATTAAGTTTAGAGAGCGGATTACTTCAGGTAGAAATAACCCGAATACAGTAAACATGTTTACGAAAGAAAACCCAGCATAAGCAGGTGCAAATACGACATAGTGTGCAATAGCTACTACACCAAGTAGAGGGGGTATTTTTATTAGCTTAACCCCAAGTAACTTTTCTGATACTGCTATAAGAAAACCTCTAGCAACAAAGCCAGCAAGTATCATTGTCAAAACTTCCATTCTAGTCTCCTCTGAGGGATTTGACCTCTACTCCCTAAGAGGTAGAGGCTATTTACGAATATGCTAGAAATCTACACCTTTTATATGAATCTTTGCAGACTCAGCGTAACAGTACATTCCACCATCCTTCTCAAAGTACTCGGAAGGAATTCTCCATTCACGAATGTTACCATGAATCTCGTTTCCTTCTGCGATACTTTTCCGCTTGTCAAAGTGGGGAGGCAACTCGTCAAATTCAAACTCAATTACATAGTTACCATACATGCCTGCTTTCTCAAGGCTATCAGTCCAGAAAGTAATAGCTTTGTGTTGATACCCCTCACCGAGAGATTGGGCCTCAAGGTAAGTTTTGCAGCCACGAAACAGACGTGCAATCACAGTGTTTGTCATAGTTATCTCCTGTAGATGACAAAGCCCGTTTAATTGTTTTGGCAGTTTTTATACAGGATGCCAGCCTGTTAGTATTACAAGAAGCCTAGAATGCCAATTATGATTGCGAACGTAGAGCAAATAATCATAGCGGGCACTGTAGAGTTCAGGAAAATTTTCGGATGCAAGATCGCTCTCGCCCCTACCTTGTAACCATCTGAGCAAGGCGAAGACCACATTACTACAACACCCATCAGGCAACCAGCTACTACTGCAATGAGAAATACTTCCATTTTATCCTCCTTGGAAGTTAGTTAGACAGACGTTGAAACATAGCAATAATCAACAACATACCGAGGCCGATTGAAACTACGAGTTCCAGTTCCATTTTATTTCCCTTTGTGATTAAGGTTATCACCCAAGCTGAGTGATAACTCCTATTAGCATTGTTACAGAAAAGAAAGTCCAAGCAAAGCTGTTAAGATTGCTTTTTGCTTTCTTCTTTTTTGGCTTTGCTCTCATTGGATTTTCCTTTAAGCTTTTTGCCTGTGATACTTTATTGTATCATTATAGATGCTATAATTTTCTCACTTTTTTATAGCCACAAAGCCCGTCTAATTCTAGACTCATTTAATAAAAAAGGCCATCCCCAAAGGGATGACCAATTGTTATTTCTTTTTCCAAGACTTTCTGTTCTTGTTGTTTTCAGAACGAGAAGTTTCTCGAAGGTTCTTAGGTTTATTATTAGATCTGTTACGATCTTTATGATCAACAAAACCATTAGCAGGTTTTCCTGTTTTCATTTCCTGAACGATCCTATGTACATAGCGAGCCTTACCATCAATTCTGACAGTCTTGTAGCCATCACCATGATTAGTACCAGCAAGTTGCCCCGCAGCTGTTCTGCCACGGGACACCTTCCAAACTAATTGACCGTTTTTAAGTTCAAATAGCTTTCCCCACTTCTTCATGTTATGTTCTCTCTCTGTTTACGGTATTAACACCAGACGCAATTTGAGGGATCATCCGCATGATTTCTTTCTTTGTCTGAGTGCTAATGTCACCAGTAACATTGAGGTTAACAACAGTTTGTTGTGAACTATTCTTTTGATTCTTAAAGATCTCAGCGGATCTTTGACTTGGTAATACGTACTCTCCGGGAGTTAGCATTACAGGGACACTATCCTTGCCTGCCTGACCAATCATAGGATTAATTAAGCCACCAGAAATTCTCTTCTGGATTACACCACCAGCATGAGAGGCACCTACAGAGGCTCCTCCACCAAAGAGACTAAAGATACTGGAAAGGAAACCTCCTTTACCAAAGATAGACTTGAAAAGTCCAGAGAAAAGACCATCTTTACCAAACAATGATGAAATAACTTGGCTAAATCCTGAAGCACCTTCACCAGCAGAACTATTTAATCCGTCTGCCACCTGCTTCTGAGTGTCTACACCAATACGCTTACCAAAACTAAAGACTCCTTCAAAGAGTTTACCAAGGGGGCCATCCCCCTCTTTCCCAAGGAGGCCTGACATTAAGTTATTAATAAGACCTTCAGCAAACGTATCAACGATTCTTCCAGTGAAGCTATCAAGAATACCTTTGAAGAACTCTTCAACATCGCCCGACTTAAGAGCATCTGCAAAACCTACTTTTAGATCATCTACAAAACCGATTGCCTGCCCTCTTGCAAACTCAGTTTCATCCTTAGTAAGTTTATAAGGATCAGCTTTTCCGCCTTTACCTTTACCTTTGCCTTTAGCGATTTCACCAAGGTATCCTGTAGAAGTTTGAGCTGACTTTAACGCAGATTCTGCTCTAGCTTCTTCTTGTGCTTTCCTGCTCTGCCATTCTTTAATGTAATTTTGTGTTGCGGCAGTATCAAGTTTTCCCGCTTCTGCTGCACGAGCCAGTTTATCATTAAGGCTTTTGTCAAGGGCGTCTAATGCTTTGTTGGCCGTTTGAAGCTCTCTTAGTGCCTCAACATTAGGTTTAGTATTAGGCCTTGTAATGGTTCCAGAATAACTCATACCTACGGGTTCAAAAGGATCGCCACCAGTACCGTTAGCAAAGGCACCAATACGTCCTCTGTTAAGCTTATCTAGGAAGCCAGTCCCAAATTTCTTAACAGAAGCGGCCCTGATAACATACTCCCCATTAGAGAGCATAGCAGGGATCTTATCTTCTGTAGGACCACCGGGACCAGAAATATAACCACCAGATGCAAAAGCACGGCCTTTAGTGTCATAGTTCTCAATAGGTGCTTCACTAAGACCTCTTAGTTTAATGAGATTCACTGTAAGAGTTTGCAGCGCCGCAGATAACTCTCCTGCGCCTTTTGCTGCAGAATTTATCTTTACTGTAGGCAACTTATCCCCCAGACCTTCTAGATCTTCTCTGAAAGTCTTTAGATCGATTCTACCAGCAACAAACGCATTATTAATAAGCGTATACTGTCGAGTCAGATCTAGTAGATCATTAGTGACTCCAGCATTACTGTAGTCAGCCTCTGTTTTAAACCTTAATAAATCTTGAGGACGACCGCTGTTTGCTCTAACATCTGAGTCTTCTAGGGCATATTTTATTTCAGCAGGTAAATTAAAGAGTGCTTCAAAATCAGCATTATTACCAGACAACGTTTCAGCAAGAGATCGAGTATTTTCTAAGAGGGCTTGCTGCCTTTTAACTTGTGCCTTCCCTTCTTCTTTCTGTCTTTCTTCTTGAATTTGTTGCTGCGTAATTTTCCGACCTATTCTCGCCGTTTCTAGTATCAAAAATCCTCTAGCAGCAATAGCACCATCAAGCTCTGCCTGTATATTATTTAAAGTTGCCTTTGCAATTTGAGTTGCACTACTATCTTCACCTAGTTTTCTAGCAAAATTATCATATCTAGCTTTAGCTTCCTCAAGCTCTTTTGTTTTCTCAGAAATTACATCAGAAGCTTTGTTAACCTGAAGCTCTCTTGCATTAAGCAATCCTTGATCAGTTAATGCAATGGGTTTTGTGGTTAACTCATCGTAAGTTTGAGCAGAGCTAATACCAAATGCAAGTTTTACTGTTTCTTTTAGTCTTGATACAGTATCTACAACAGCTTTGACACCTGAATCAATAGCAGAAAGACTTGAGGAAATAGCAGTATTTATAGCATCTCCAATGCCTTGCCAAACAGCAGGATCTTTTAATCTATCCCAGAGAGCTAAGAAATCATCAATGGTAGTTGGCAGCTCAATACCAAACATCTTAGAAAGGCCTGAAGTAATAGCTACTGCAAGACCAGCACCAAGTGCTATCCAAGGGTTCTTTGTAAAGAATCCAGCAGTAATAGCTGCATTAACACCGTCACCAATTGCGTCAGTAAAATCATTACCGTAGCCAGCTGCATCGATAACATTTCCTGCAAGATCAATAGCAAAGAGTCCCCCTTTTGCTTTATTACCTAGTTTACCAAAACTTAGTAAGAGTGCCGACTCAAGAGTATCACCTATTGCATTAGCAATATTCTCACCTACACCAGCAAAACCTAATCCTTCCGCAATTGCTTCACCAGTAAAGCTTAGAGCAACAGCTGCAAGCCCTTTTCTGAACGCCTTTTGTAAGCCTTTGCTTAGTGCATCACCATTGTCACCAATTAGAATTTTAACTAGATTAGGAACAAACTTTCTATTAACAGCAGTACCAAGAATTAGTCCACCTACAACAGCGTTAAGAGAAGAAGTTAAATTAAAACCAAATGCTTCTGCAACACCTGCACCAACACTCTCAAAAGTTTTAAGAAGAACTTCTAATAGCCCTGCGCCGACTTCACCGTCTCCAATAAGAGAATCCTTAAGGAAAGTTGTAATTTTCTTTGCGGCAGCTTTAACTTTAGCTTGCTCTTCTGGTTCATCTAAGAAGTTAGGTAGTAGGGTAATGCTTGCGAGAATTAAACCAATAGGAAGTAGTTTTGGAATAGCTTGAATAAAAGCTAAGCCAAGACCTAGGCCGATTAGAGATAGCGTACCTTTAAAGGCTTCAGGAAACTTATAGGCAAAAGCGCCAATAAAAGTAGCCACCCCAATTAAAACAGCATTATCGAATGCTTTAACTAGTCCTGTTTGGAATGCTATTTGAATTTTCCCCGGAGTATATTCTTCGTATTGAAGCCCCGGTGCCTCTGTAATAAGTGCAGTATAACCAAAGTAATCTCTAACAAATTTTCTAATTCCATCTCCTAGATTTCTAACTACACCCTCATCAAAAGAAAGACCAAAGTTGTTAAGAAATCCTGATGATTTTAACTTGTCGAGTTCTTTCGAGACCCCCTTAAGAGAGGGCACAAAGTTAAAGTCTAATTCACTAAGATCTGTAAGGTTTGTAATAAGACCTTTACTTGAGTCATTCATGGAGGTAAGAAGATTACTTAGATCTTCTACAGGTTTAGCTTGAGACAAAGAAGACTTAAGAGCTTCCCACTTATCAATTGCACCTGACTTTAATTTTGAGAAGAACGTAATAATTGTATCGATTACGCCTTCGATTTTATCTCTTACTTCTTTAAACTTAGCAAGATGAGCTTCATCCCCCACACTACCTGCATTAGTAAAGGTATCAAGCCAAGATGTATTACCAACAACGCTCATGTATAGATCGTCAAAGAAGCCAGCAATGCTTACAAGAATACTTTGAATCTTATTTGCGATACTTTGTAAGTTTGTAATAGCTGAAACGAATGAAGAATCGTCAACAATATCTCTGAATCCAGGTGCCTTTGAGTTTGGTCCTAGAACTCCAGAGTCTTTTACAGCTTTTAGCTCTTTGTTTAGTTTTGAAAGCAGTTTACTAGGGTCAAGTTCAATTGTAGGAATGTTTATTAAAGATGTGATTTCCTCTATTTTTGATTTTAATATTCTACCAACTTGAGATACATCAACATTGAAAGCTGATAATAGGATATCAGAAATCCCTAGGAATGCTTTTTCTAGATTACCTGCGAGAATTACTGCCTCTAATCTAATACCTGCAATTGTTAACGAGTATTCATCATTAAATCTTGATAAGTAGTCAGTGATATTCTCAATAGTTTTGATTACTCTAGAAGAAAAACCTAGAGTGCCATCAATCTTTCCTAATGCTTTTGTAAACTGACTATTCAGCGCATAGGATACTGATTTTACAGTCTTTTCAATAAGCTTAAACTCTTGATCGATTAAGTATCCTTGACCAAGAAGTGCCTGTAAAATTTGTTCTGTAGTGATCTTACCATCTTTGGCTACTTCACGAAGTTTGCCAAGAGGGAGGTCCATCCCATCGGCAATTGCTTGAGCAAGCCTTGGAGCTTGTTCTAAAACAGAATTAAGTTCTTCACCTCTTAATGTACCAGAAGCAAGACCCTGTCCAAACTGAACAAGGGCGGCTTGTGCAGAAGCACCAGAAGTACCAGAAATAGTTAGAGTTTTGTTTACAAGCTCAGTTACTCTGTAAAGATCTTGAGCTTGGACTTTGGTTCCTTTTAGAGCAAGACCAAATCTATTAAAGGTATTCGCAGTTGTGTCCATAGGAACACGGGTATTTCTAGCAATTCTAGAGAGGCGATCCATAGCAATATTTAATTGTTCGCCTTCACCAGTAACAAGCTTAATTCTACTTCTCAATTCTCTAGCAGAATCTCCTGCATTAATAAATGCTTTTGAGAGCTTGTTAACAGAATATAAAACAGAAGCACCTACTGTAATTGCCTTAAATGCAGAAGATACACGGTTAGCTGAAGCTTCAATATTCTTTACCGAGTTTTCTAGTCTTCCTAAATCAGCCCGTGCTTGTGTACTATCTGACCGTACTTTAATTTTTATACCAGTCATATTAGACCTCCTTAATAAAAAAGCCCCAAGACAGTATCTCGATTATGAGATGCCATCAAGGGGCCAAGACTATTCATCGGGTGTTAAAACACCAACAGTAACTAGAACTTGTTCGATAAAGTAACGAGGAGCTTGTTGACTATGACCATTGTTCAAGTAAACAATATGCTCAACTTCGTTAACTATTTCACCAGCTAAGTAACCGTCATTTTCTTTATATTTTATATTTTCCCAACCTTCTCTTGCTTCCCCCGTGTCAACAGGAGTAACCACACGAAGAGTATCGGTTGCATACTCTATTCGCTCATTAATTTCAAGGTTAGCAAGTTGAGCAATCTCTCGCTCAACCCTTTTAATTTCTTTTTCGAAGTCAACGACATCTAAATTAACTTTCACTGCCATTTAGCCACCCCAATACTGATAGTGAATCACCAGATTTAGCCTTAAGCATCTTCTCTAACATAATACCTTTTGGTAATGCTTGATCAGGCTTCTTAGAGTTTTCTTCTGCTGCTTTTAGCAATCTGATAGATGTAAATACGTTCTCAAGTGGTTCCTTTAGCCCCATAGACTGAGCAATAACACCTGCTCGGTAGTCGTCTCTCCAACCATAAGGTTGTTGTTCAAAGAAAGTAATCCACTTTAAAAACTCGGTATATGGCATTTCATCTAATAGCTTGTATACTGGAATGCCTAAAAAGAAAGCAATTTGGTATATCGTTTCTTCTTCTCTTGTTAGTTTCCCTCGTTCTTTTCACCAAGGCCAGAGAATTCCATAATTGCTTCCGAGAGCTTAGATAGTTCATCTAGAGGAAAAGTATCAAAGTCTGCGTCTGTTAGTTCTTCTGCATCTTTTACGGCAATACGGATTACTTTACGTAGTAGTGCCATTTGTGCTGTTTCTGTTTCAGATTTTGCAGACTTCTTGACTGTGTTCTGAATTTCCATCACTTCAGCAACAGATAGCTTTTTAATCTCTACTGAATCACCCATAAAATCTACTGACTTTGTGATGCTTTTGCCAACTAGTTTCTTCATGCTCATAATATATTCCTTACTTATTTAATACGGTCTTTTTCTTCAAAGATCTCTGGGTTGTTTACTTGAAAGTCATCAAGCATTTTGCGTACAGTGTGGAGAACAGAAAGGGTTTCCATGATCTCTTTCCCTGTTTGTGAATCGTTATCAAAATCTTGAAAACGTTCAAATGACTTTCCAATACTAATATCTACACTACGCTTCATATGCTTGAATGTAGTTCGCATAACGAATGCTTTGCTAAATGGTTTATCTATCATATGTAATACTTTCTAAGGATAGAGAAGGGGATCTCTCCCCCTCTCTTCTTTAACGTCAGCTATTAGGGTGCAGCAGTTGTGAATGGACCGAAGAAGTCTGACTGAGCAGAAAGAGTAACGGTCGCAGTGGTTGCATCTGTTAGCTGTGGGTTAACAAGAATAGCTTCAACTTTACCGTTGAAGAAGAATTCAGTGTTTTCAGCAGCAATAGTTGCAGCGCAAGACTGTGCTAGTGTTAGTGGAGCAGCTGCCATCATAAAGCGGAAAGCGACCTGCTTACCGATGAGAGCGTGAATTGCCTGCATGTCTGCAGCAACGTAGTTCACAGTAATTTCGAGTGAAGGCGCATCTGCCTGACCCTGAATCTGTGAAGAAGTTGCTTGGCCGTAAACAGGAACGTTTACGATGTTTGCAGGAGTACCAACTGAAGGGAATTCACGAACTGAAGGCATACGTACAACACCAGTGGTTGAACCAGCGTTAAATACAGTTGCCCACTCGTTTAGCTCGTCAAAAGCTGCAGTGTCAGTTGCACCAGTGTAAATGTCTAGGTAGGAATAGACACCTGCCTGAAGGCTTGAAATATGTGCCATTTGTTATTCTCCATATAGTTTAAATGGTATGATATATTTGTATCTTGATAGAGACCGATTAACCGGATCTTGCCCATCATAATTGAGGTAAGAAACCCCAAGCTCTGTTTTATTTGTAAGAATCTTGTTTTCAAGAACTTGATTCAATGCATCTGCAATTTGAAACGCCCTATTTTGGCCTTTTCCTGCTTCTACAAAAATATCGATAATTACGATACCACTGATATGTTTATTTCTATCATTATTATATACATCAGCGTTAGAAGGAAGTACAGTGTATCTACAAAACTCAGAATCATTAGCAATATTGCCCTGATAGTCTGAAGGGTACATAACTGATGTTGAAAAGGTTGCTAGTCTAAGCTCAATATCACGAAGTGCGGTTGTAAACATTTATACCTCCCGTGACAATGAAATAGTGATAACGAAGCCGTTATCGTCAAAGCCATTAATTTTATACTGTAGTGAGTTTACCAGCAAATACTTATAAACTGATAGATCTACCCCAGATTTAATAATGGCGGAATAGGTTGTTGTAGAGTCATCCTGTTTTGATGATTCTGTTAGGATAACTTTTAGGTTTAAAGTCTTTGCTTGAGTGCTTACAACTTCGCCAAGCGTTAAGTCGTAACCTGTTACTTTTTCCCCTAGAAGTTTTCCGGAAAGTTTCAAATCTCCAGCTGCATTAAACGCCTTATCTACTGCTGCCTGCAGTTTGCGCTTTAATGACATTAGTTGGCCCTCCACCAGCCTGCACCAAGCCCACTAGCACCAACCTTGATTAGTGGCTTAATAAGCTTCATGACAATAGATGGCTTCATCGGAACTCTTGTAACATCATTATTAGAGTCTGAAATACTAATGTTGCCAATAGAAATCGACTCAAAGGTCTGAGTAGTTCCAGCTAAAAGATCTTCATTATTAACAAGATGTAATGCTTGCTCGTAAATAGCAGTCTTAAGCCTCTCTGGAATTTCGGTAACAGAGAAGGAAATCTCTTGACCTAATCTTTGATCGTAGTAGATTGCATATTTACGAGGCCAAGCCAGAGCCTGAGAAGGGCTAACAGCAGAGCCAATCCAAGCATTGTCATCTACAAGCTGAGTTGCAGTAACTAATGCTTGTTCTTTAACCTCATCTGAAGCGTCAAACCAAGCGGCACTATCAATACGAGTTTCAAAGTATGAATCAGCATTATCTACTGTTACATAACTATTTGTGTTTAGTTCTAGTGCCATTAGCCCCTCCTAATAATTATGAGTGGAAGACTGGGAGAATACCTAGGTTTAGGTAGTCCATCTTACGAGTCCAAGAAGCAGCCGCAGCGTAGTTAGCATTGGTTGCGAAAGCGTTAGTAGCGCCCGCCCAGTCATAACCTTGTGGGTGCATGATGAAGCCATAACGATACCAGATGTTGGTTGAGCCACCACCAGTGTAGGAAGCAGGGTCACGGTCAACTTCAACAGGAGTTGGAACCATAACGCCAGCAGCAGCGACTGAAGAAGGCTTGATGATGAATGAGCACTTGGTTGATTGTGCGTTTAGGTCGCCAGTAGCAGCACCAGAGAGCATCTGGTTTGCACGGGTCATGACTAGACGGAACTTACCACCGAAGATGGTGTCAAACTCAAGGTTACCATCCTGAACTTTAGTCTGGTCAACGAGGTTAGCAGCACGCATCTCAGCCATAACTTCGGGTGAAGTTACTAGATACATGTAAGCAGGCTCATAGTCTTTGAAGCCCATGCCGATAGCCCGGAATAGACGCTCACCACGAGCAGCACCGATAGCGGTAGAGTCGAAGAGGCGACGTGCGTCGGAAGAACCAGTAGCAGCAGCACCGAAAGCACCAGCAGCATTTACATCTACGAAGAAACCAGTTGCAGAAGCATCTGCATCAGTATCAAAGTCAACGATACCACCGTTACCTGAACCACCTGCATCGCCGAGAGCAACTTCAGAAGCAGAAACACCCTTTAGGACGGCCATAAGTGCATTGCCTTCATCTTCGCCACGAACCTGAGCAAAGTCACGAGCAATCTTAGCAAGACCATCTTGCTTGGTTACGACTTCCTGAAGGTTTACTTGCTGCGCACCAAAGGTACGAACAGTCTTGACATAGTTTGCAATGTCAGTGGTGATGTCGGTGTATGAACCAGCAGCAGCGTTGCTTAGTGAAGGAACGTTGATGTTAGCTGATAGGGGCTTGTACCAACGGAATTGACCAATGAATGATTCACCATCTGCGGTAATATCGCTACGCTGACCAACGATACCAGTTGAGTTTAGTTTACGCTCAGTGGTGTAGGCTTCGTCTGCATAGGCAGAAATTGCGAGTGCTACTGACTGAAAATCTGTGTTTGTAATAGCCATTTTATTTAATCCTATTATTTATAGTTAATATTTAAAGTTACCTAACTGACCTTTCTTAGCCAGATCTAGTACTTCTGTTGTTGACATCTCAAGAATTGATTTCTTAGGTGTTGTATTTGGGACGCCAGCAGAAGTGTTAGTACCTGCGCCAGTATTAGCTTTAATACGGAACAGGAAGGAGTTATCTTCGTTTTTAGCGTAGGACTCAATAAAGTCTTTAATTGAAGAACCTGTTTTGTGGACCCATTGACCCTGATCGTTTTGGATTAGGTCATCTACGATTTCTCGGCGAGCCATCTCTCGGGATTTCTCATTACGGAACTCAAGACCAGCAAGAGCATCATTTACAACGCTATCACGGCGTAGTGAAGTGATATCTTGTTCATATAGAGATAGCTTAGCTTTCGCCTCCGCTAATTCCATTTCGAGAGCTTCTTGAATCTTCCCTTCTTCTTTCATGCGAGCAATGTCGGCGTCTTTCTTTGACTTTTCCATTTCCGCTTTAAGTTTGAAGGCTTCATCACGCTCCTTGGCCATACGGTCCATATTAGCTTTCATCTTAGCTAGTCGTTCTTCGACAATAGCTTCGATATCATCTTTCTTATCGCTAGTATTATTAGTATCGTCACCTTTTTCTGCCTTTGCTAGCTCTTGTTTAAGAGCATCAACTTCAGCCTTTGCAGCAGCATAAGACTCATCGTCCTCCTCCATTGCAGCAAGATTACGTTCTTTTTCAGCGATATTTGCTTTTAATTCTTCAATACTCATTGATAATCCTTTCCAGTCACAGACTGAGTTTAATATGATTAGAGTCACAGACCCCGTTAAAATAGAAGTTATAGGCTATTACAAATAAACTATAACTGTAAATAGATCAAGGACCGATACCATACCAATCCTCTCCTTCTTTAAAGTCGGCTAATATGTCCGCTCTAGTAAGTTTATTAGGCGGATCAATTAATCCTAATTGTTTTGCTTCGTCAAGCAATGCTCTGTAAGATTTATCAGAAAGACCTTCTTTTTTCATCTTTGCCAGAGTTTTACGAATTGTATCGCCTTCAAGAGCATCTGCGTAGATGGTTCTTAGGGCGTCTTTGGCACGGCGAGCTTCTCCGATATTCGTGAAAAAAGCGTCGTGGATTGTACCTGTTTGCACATTATTCTTCAAGCCCCACAAGTGAAACTTACGAACAATAACTGCGTCATTACTATGGTTTCCGTTAACTCCTAAACCAATACTTGCACTGTTTAGAGAACTTTTACCAATAAGTCTACCATCCTTTGCGCTATCTTCATAGATATTCGCAATTTTACGACCAGTAACTGGATCGGTAAACTCAATTCTTTCTTGAATTTGAGGTCTATACCTCTGCATCATAACTTTACCGTCAAATGTAACCCATGGAATATCTGATTTCTGAGTTTCATTAACGTATATCTTTGCAACTCTTTTCCAATAAGTGATAAACTCATCAGTTACAGGTGCTCTTTGGGCGAGATTTTTAGACATAATTCTATTAATCTCTGAAAAGTCTTTCGGACCTACAAACCCTGTTCTTGCGTTAGTAAGCTTTTCTACAAACAAGGCAGTATCAGGGTGAATTTCCAAGGCTTCTTTCAAAATTTCTCTTCCAACAGGTTGCCCTGAGTTAACAAGCTCAATAAGTTCTTTCCTAAATGCCTCTAGAGAAGACTTAGTAACATCTGCACCAAGCTTATCAGCTACTTTAATTTGCCCGTCAACTATACGAAGTTGCTCACCAAGCTGATCTTTAGTGATAGTAATAAACCCTTTTTCGTTTAGGACTTTTGACAATTTTGCAGAGACATTTGCTGTCTTAGTAGCAGCACCCGCACCATAAAATGAGACCATGTTTTGTGCTTTAGCAGCTTTTGCAAGATCTTCCCAAGTTAGGTTAGCATCTCTTAGCGATGGAATTTTAAGGAATTCAGGATCATTTACTGTATCCATCGCAACAAGGTCATATAGCCTGTTCTTTTGAGTAGTAGCAACAACATTGGATACCTGTGCAATTTGTCTGTCACCAGTTGATAAGGCAATAATTTGAGCACCAGAAGAGGATGCGTCATTCTCGATCATAAGTTTTGTTTTATAACTGCTTAATAACCGAGGATTTGCAAAATCTCCATTAACATGCTTATATACCCTAGTATATTCTAAGGCTAACCTTGCCATTTTGGCAACTTCAGCTCCTTCTAAGCCTTTGACAAGAGGATGCTCAAGAAATTCACGGAGTCTACGATCTCTTTGAGTGGTTGCCATCATTAACTCGCCGATTTCTAAAAGACCCTTTTCATTTCTTCTAAAGATCTCTCTACGGCCCGCTTGAGTTAAAGCTTCTGTCCCCGGACCAATCATTGCGCCTAATTGAACTCTAAGCTCATCTACAGCGTCAATAGACATTGATATAGCTCTTCCTGAGTTTAAAAATGGACGAACAAGCTCACCCCCCGTAGGTGTTAGATAACCTCGGTGATACACTCGGCCACGAGAGTCCATAAAGACTTGAGTCTTAAAGTTTTTACCCCGAATACGATGCCATTTTGCTGTAGCCATCATGCCGTAACCCTGTTCACCACGGTTAAGAATCTCGTGTCTAAATTCGTTGATAGAATCGTAATACTTAGAGTTACCCCTTGGGTCTCTGAATCTGAGTAAGTCATCCATAAAGTCAAAGAATTCGTTATCAACACCATACTCTACGCTACTAACATGATTTAACATATTAGCGATATCACGGTCAATCTGAGCTTTATCATAGTCAGGAAACTTATCTCTTGAGATGATAGGAATACCTGTTTTATTACCACGAGCATCAAAGAATACCTTTTCATTAGGCCTGACATAAAGCTGATCTCTGGGTTCTACAGTTCCAATACGTCTTGCAATTGTAACTCTTCTTTCTGCTTCTTGAAGCTTTAGAATTTGTTTATCAACAACAATGACTTCTCTTGAAATAGTTTCTGCCCAACCTCCAGACGGTCTACCTGTATCTAGATCAATTACACCTCTGCGAGCTTTACCTCTAAATTGAACTTTAATGACACCCTTTTGTTTAAGAAAGTCTAATACCTCGGACCCAATCTTGTGATGGTCTTTTAAGGTATGAGACGTAAATGGGAATAGATCTTTAAAGTTATCGTTAAACAGCTTACCAATATTGATTGCCAGGGAATCGTAGTCTGTAGACTGCCCCGAAGCAACTAATTTAATAGCATTTGTAATCGTATCTAAGGACTTATTATCCATGATAAGAGAACTTGGTGCCCTCTTAGCATAAAAGAACTCTAGATCAAGAATCCTTCGCTCTTGCTCTCTTGCAAGCCTGAGTAGCTTTGTAATAAATGCTTCTGTTGGTGGTTTTTCTTCAAAGATAAAATTGTATACTTTATCTATAATCTTATTTCCAGTAGCCTTGTCAAGCTCCTTTCGGAACTCATTAAGCTTTTTTACCTTCTCAAAGTCACTAATCGAGCGAGCCTCTTTGATTTGTTGATCAACGATAGCCCTACTGATTCTCGGGTACTTCATCATAGTGTTCTTAACGAACTTTTTTTGAGTTGGAAACTTGTTAGCATAGCTTTGAAAGTATACTTTAAGCGGAGTTCTTCCTGAGAAATAAAGTTTCTTTGCTAGCTTGGCGCCATCCTTGGCTCTCCAGTTATCAATAAATCTTTGATCTTTTAACAGATTCTCTTGAAGCTCATCAAACGAGTAATATTTACCCATGATATTTACTTTAGGGACTTCGTCTTTAAGGTTCATGTAGCTTAGAAAAAGCTCAGATTTCTTTCTTGATCTTGTATCAAGTAATCTAGCCACGTTTTGAACAGCGAATCTATTTTCAGCCCTAACAACAGCCGGAAAGTCCTCCCAAGGAGTTTTATCCTTAGCATACCGCTCAAATACAACTCTTAAATTCTCAACCATAACTGTTTGTTGATTGACAGAAATCTTGTCATCAAGGCCGCTAATAACACTCTCAATAAACTCTTTTTCTTCCGAAGAGATGAGTTTAGAGGCCTTCATAAAGTCAATACGTTCTTGTAGTAAATTAAAGTCTGGGTCATAGATCAAGTTATTTTTAATTTCACCTGTAAGAGGATCTGCTGAAAAGTTTCTTTCATCAAAAACATTACCTGTTCTGCGCCTAGAGTCCTGCTTACCAGCAAGAGTGACGCCTTTATAATCAGAAAGTGATAACGTTTTGTTATAATCATCTGCGTCCATAAGAATCATCTGTCTAAGAGCATCTTTATGCTCGGGGCTTCTAATTAACACACTTGGTTTAGAAACCTTAATAATAGTATCTTTTTCTCTAAGCTTCTGTCTAGGTCTGAACACGGCAGTTAATTGTGTAGCCTTAGACCTTAATGCCTGAATAGAAAGTGCTTTGCCTGTTTGAGTGATAAACTGATCATATTTCAGCTTGCCTTCCCTAAACATGTTTGCCTTATCTTCACCACCAAGCACACTCTTCTGAACATCAAAAGTCTGTCTTTTTAACCACTCACCAAAGGATTCTCTCTTAGGTGGAACCCCTGTTAGTAACTCTGGCTTTACTTTTTCAAGCGCCTTTTTGTTTATCTCTTTTGCATCTGTTTCTGCTAGTTCTGTCTTTGATTTTAGTACAGGAATAAGCGTACTACGGCAATTCCAATGTAAAGGAGGAACAAACCGCTTATCATCAACATCATAGACTTTACCGTTGTGATGTGAACAAATAGGACTTGTACGACTGTCTAAAATAGCACTAAACAAATAACCCTTAATCAGGGGCTTGTTTGCAAGAACAACTCTATTTAAAGCCGCACTCTGTGTACTAGTAATTGCTGTTCTAGTCAAAGTAGATGCCTGTGCCTCAGTAAGCTTTGTTGTCCGCATTACATCAGCAATAATCTCTTTAGGTGGCTTGCCATTAGCAAGACCAGCTTTAACTTTAGTCTGAATTCTAACTAACTCTCCAGAGGAGATATTAACGACATTCTTAGTTAGTGTTCTCTCACCCTTCATCGTAGGGCCAATAATTTCTTCAAGTAGTTCCTTTGTTTTAGGTTTTTCAACCTTATAAAAGCCTTTTACATCTTTGTAGAAATTATCGGCATGAAATGAAAGTTGAGAAGTAGAAAATTCTTTGATAGAGCTAACAAGGTGCGAGTCTAATTCTCTAGCAAACCTTACTGCTTCTTTTTTAACATCGGCACGAATATCTTTATTTAATAATTTAAACAAGTTTTCCTTGTGACGAGTCATAATACGGCGGTTTTGTAACTGAACGCCCTCTTCGTATAAACGAACATCAAGCATGTGCTCGACAATACGACTGTAAATTTTGTCATTAATATCCATCTAGTACTCCCTTGAGTAGTTAGGTTAGAGAGCAGTTTAAGGTCGTACTCAGGACAAGTAGGATGCTATAGAGCAGAGCCTGAACTTTTATTGCTGCAAGTCAATCTGATTGTCTGGAACAGTATTAACAAGAGGATCTGTTTGAATCTGTTCTACTGCCGCTTCATCATCGTAATCAGCGGGAAGGAAATCATTGTACTTTGCAATATTGATAAATGTATCACGAGAAATAATTCCACTCTGATACCACTCGGAAACGAGCCGCATAGCGCCTTCACCACCGACCATGGGTGAGAAGTCACTTGATAGTTGGAACTCGATATCATCTGCTGTATACTTTGTGTTATACTTCCAATTAAGTATGAATGCAAGAATTGAACGCATAGTACCAGAGATTTTAGCATTGAGTGTACCAAGCTGTGCGGTTTGAGAAGCATTACGAATTTCTAGCGCAACACCTGAAGCAGCCATCTCAGGAGACAACATGCGGATACCCATCTTAGCCATTTCATCCACAGTAGCAGTAATTGCTCTATCCATATCAGCAAGAGCAGTTGTAGGTGTTTCAAGAACAGTGATAGATTCATCCTTGCGAACACGAAGCCATGTACCAAGCCCTGCACCTACTAAGGTATCAAATTCTTCATCTGTCATGTCAGACTGCACAACTGGCGTATAAGTTGCAGCGCCATACAGCAGGTGATTGCGACGAGAAACCTTATTGTAAAGTGCTACTTCTCTATCGATAAGTGGCATAAGAACGGGTTCAACATAATCAAACTGACCGTTAAGTGGCCAAGCAGGAATACGATTGAGTCTCTCACCGAAGAACATTGGGACTACAGTGTTAACTTTTTCAAATCCACCTTCTGTAACATCTACTGGATACTCTTGTCTTGCTTCACCATTAAGAACTTTAACTTCAGAGTTTGGATCTTTGTTCTGATAGATGTCGATTACAAGATATCCTGACTCATCGAGATAATGATCGGCGACAGTATCAACATAGTCTGGATGCCAAGGATTATCTGGTTTAAAGTTTTCTGAAAGATAACGAGTGATGAAACGTGTAAGTGTTTTCTTACGAGTAATAGGATGGATAGCTGTTTGAATGTTGATAACATTTTCAGCTTGAATAAGAACAGGATAGGGTTTAATTGTATCACGTTCCTCGGTAGACATCATGTCGTATTCTTCATCAGAAACAGAAGGACGATCAACATAGACCCAAGCATTAGAAGTCTGAAGCTCTTCCCATAGAGCATTGTCTAAAAAGTTAAAAATGGATTTACCTTCAGCGGTAAACTCATTCTTAATCCAGTTGGTAGCCTCGTCAGGAAGATCTTTTGGTAGCCGCATTTGTGATTCTTTTCTCAACAGCGCACTAATAAGAACTTTACAATATTGAGAAGTTAAACCCGGAAGTTCAGCTTCGGACTTATAAAACTCGTATTGTGCTCCAGTCATACTTGGAGAAAAAGGGATCAGAAGATTTGTATTGTTGCTTAAGAGAACATCATCATGCGCTTTAGCGTTAGCTTGCCCTTGCAAGATGGCTCTTGATTTTTTCCATAGTGGTACAAGAGAATGATACTTTGAAGTAGGATCAGCAACACTCTTCTTATAATTCTTCATAGGTTGTTTAATTTGAGACATGAGTGAAGTCCTCTTTTACCATTTTACTTTATTGGCCCAATACGCAGCGGAAAGTTTTCCTTTAGCAATATTACTTGCGTGTCTTGCTTTAAAAGACTCTCTACGCTTTCTATAAGATTCTGATTCACCCTCTTTCTTGGGAGAGCCACTTACACCTTGAGCACCAAAGCGAATTGTTTTAATTGTGTCGCCCTCTTTAGCAACAACAATATGAGATTTAGTAGGATGATTTGGAGTCCTCTTTGGTTGATTGTAACCAGAGACTCCGGCTCGTTCGAAACGAGGATCTTTGCTTTTAGCCACGGGGACTCCTCCTTCTTAAAAGTCAGGTAATAATTTTCTAATAAAATGAGGGGTGTAGCGGTTGGCTTTAGCCTAACCCCGTGTCATAGACAAAATATCTACACCCCTCACTAGGGAGACATTCAGGAAAACTTGAGAGTTTAAGCCTGTCTCCATTTAACTTTTATTCTTAAAGGTCAGGTATTTTTGGAAAAAATTACCTATACCTCTGCCGATATCACTTGGCCTTGGCAACTCCCATAAAAATAAAGACCAAAGCATAAAGAATATAATAAACCAAGGCGGAATATTATTTACAGTAATACTATCGACAGTATCTGCTTTTACCTCAGAAGTATCAGAGGATTGATTAATGGTCCTTGCTTGAGGGCGGACTATCTTCTGCTCTGTATTCTGGGTATTCCCGATATTCTGGTTCGTCGTCTTGCCTATTTGCGTATTGGCTGCTACGTTGGTTCCTCCGCTGAGAAGGCCCAGAGGGAGTTTGCTGCAACTGCTTACCATGCCAGTCGAGACCAAAAGCAAGAGCGGCAAAGCTAAACGTAGGCCAAACAAGAACTTCAGCCATTGAAGCATCACCTTTCCAGACTGTAAAAAATAGTGGTATAAATAGCGCAATTGCTAGCTCCCTCTTGTAAGTCTTCATTGTGGGTAATCCTTCCAAGTAAGTTGGAAATGGGGGCCATCAATAAAGGGGCGTTTTCCTTGATCCCAACGAGCTTTAACGTAAGCAGACTTAGCTAGTTCGGCTGAGTCATAATAGTTAAGTGCCTTTAACCAAGCTGCACCCCATAAAATTTCTACATCATGTTCGATAGCAGAAAGCCTAAAGGCCTCTGCAATATTTACATAGAGAGAAAAAGGCTCGTAGGTATAACCATTTACATAAGCAATAACATCTACAGCATGACCTGTAAGATGTCTTGACTTCATTGTTTTAGATGCGCCTGTGTTGTATAAGATCTTCTGTTTTTCTAAAGATCTAACACCTTCTGTAATACCGAAGTCTACAGAGGATTTGGCAAGAGCTGTTTTAGCAACCCTTACCAAATCAGGATGAACACCTTCAAGTTTTCTTAAGGAACGTTCACCAAAGCTATTCATTTGTACTCTCCTAGTTTCGTTAAAGAAAATTCTTCGTTTTCAGAAAAGAACTTTGAAGTCATTCGGGGATTTCTTCTAAAATTTCTGTTAGCTTTATTAGCAAATCAGGGTCGTTAGAATTTTGGTAGTTTAAATTTAAAGATAGACTAAACTCACCAATTTTCCGTTGGATGTTTTCTGAAAGTATTTGAAATACTGAAACATCACAATCAGAAGTCTGTTTAACATCATTAACTCTAATAGCTGTTACTCTAATTGTTTTATCTGACATATCCATCAGTATGTTCTCCTATAAATTGATAACTCATATGTAAAAGAAACGGACACTGCAGGATCAACATGCGCTGCACCCACTTCATTAAAGTTGACGCTGTTATCAGTTTGAGTATGCATTCTTTTATTGTTCATAAAAAGATATTGGCTTCCTAATGCAAAAGATAAGTATGTTGGTCTATTGGTTAACTGTCCATAAATTTTTAAACCTGCGTAGCTTTCTACATGAAGCAGCAAAGGTACTGCTATAGGAAACTTATTACCGACAAAGCTTGAACCAACATTACCACTACAAGCGGTTACGGTGTATTGACCTATAGCAACATCAGTTGTAGGATCATAATTCATCCCATGGGCAACTACTGAATGATTTGATAACGTTACGGTATTTGACAAATACCCAACACGATACAATAATCCATTTGTACTATCAAACTTAGTTGTACCAACTACATTTTGTATATAGATCTTAGTAGAGTCAATCGATAAGCTCATGGAGTTATCTCCGCATTGATAGTTGTTGCAGCTTTAACTTGAGAGTAAATTGGAAACACACACAAGCAATTCGGATAACCAGACCAGCCCGGCACAGCACGTATTCTATAGTAACC